TGGAAAAGACACAACTAATTATCAAATTTTTGGTAGTGTAACATCAACAACTGCACCAGCGTTTGCTGATCAGTAAAACTAATAATGTGGGGCTACGGCCCCACAGTTCTTAATTAAGGAGGGAACATGGCAGACACAGTAACAGGACCAACAATCTTACAACAAAATGATAAACGTGTTGTTATCAAAATGGTTGTGCAATCAGACGGAACAGGTGGAACAACAGTCATGGGTGACGTTTCTGCGTTAACAGCAAGAAACGATGGCACAGCTGTAGCACATTTAGGTTTACTTAGAGTTTGGTATTCTTGTCAAGGCGGCGATGGAGGCGACTCTTTTGCACGTTTAGATGAAGAAGATTCAGACGGAGATATTCCTATAATTGGTTTAACAGGTGCTGGCTATTGGGACTTTAGAGAGTTTGGTGGCATACCAGCAGACAAATCTAGTAACAGTAATCAGAGTGATGTTAACTTTGTTGTACCAGGTGCGGCTGATTCAGGCAACATGTACACAGTTATAGCAGAATTCCAAAAAATATATTAGAGGTTTAAATGGCTTATTCAGGCACACAAACCTTTAATCTCTCAATAGAAGAGATAATAGAAGAGGCATTTGAAAGATGTCAGTTAGAGACACGCACTGGCTATGATTTAAAAACAGCTAGACGATCTATGAATCTGATGTTGGCAGAGTGGGCAAATCGTGGTTTAAATTTATGGACCATAACATATGCAACACAAACACTCACTGCTGGCACAAACTTTTACGCCATAGATCAAAACGTAGTGGACATAGTAGATGCTGTTGTAACAACTACAACAGGTGCAACTTCTAATTTAGAAGGCGATAGTGACACAACAGATGTGGCTGTAAATAGAATATCTAGAACTGAATTTATGAATTTAAGCAAAAAAGAAAACTCTTCATCTGGAGATGCAAGACCTACACAATTTGCTTTAGTTCCTGGCACAGTGACTACAGGTGGATCAACTAGCAGTGGTAGACCAGCAAACGACATGACATTGTTTCTGTATCCTAGCCCTGATAAAGCATATATATTCAAGTATTTTTATATAGCTAGAATAGAAGATGCAGGCAACTACACCAATGAAGCTGACGTGCCTTTTTATTTTCTTCCTTGTTTGACTGCCGGTTTGGCATACTATATAAGTTTGAAAAGAGCACCGATGTTAAGTGCAAACTTAAAAGCGGTGTATGACGAAGAATTTAAGCGTGCTAGTGAAAACGATAGAGAAAGGGTTTCTTTTAGAATTGAACCGGCACGGGCGTACATACCATAGGAGGTCATATGCCAAAATGTGAAATATGTGGTCATACATGTCATTGCATCGTAGATGGTTCATGCACTATCGACAGATGTGATTGTGGTGACTGCACATGTAAAAAGGAGGACTAATGAGCAATAGAAACCATAACACACAAACTGCTAATCCTAGAGAAGGAGATAAAAGCGGTATAAAGTTTGGTAGAGGTCAAAATAACATACCTAATCCTGTTGAAGCTGCTGCTGTTACCACAAAAGGTATTGCACCTGCAAAGGGTAAAGCTGTAGATATTACAGTAGAAAAAGGTAAAGTGACTGGAACTAAACTAGGAATGGGTGCCGCTACAAAAGGTGGCAAGTATACTTGGAGCTAATAAATGTCTTACGCAACAGGTAAATATGCTAAGTTTATTTCTGACCGTAGCGGTATGGAATATCCATACAGTGAAATGGTTGTGGAGTGGAATGGCGCACGTGTACATGAAAGTGAATACGAACCAAAAACACCACAAGATAGACCTAACAAACATTCACCTGATGCGATAGCCTTACAGTTTCCAAGACCAGCAAGAGAAGAACCAGCTACAGAAAGACTATTACCTTTGAATCCATTTAGATTTACAGCTTCTAGCACAACTGTATCTGTGTTTGAACCAGGACACAAAAGATCTACGGGTGATACTGTGAGATTTAGAACTGTTTCTGGTAATTTGTTTGGTGCTTCTGAATCAGAAATAGAGGTATCAACAGGTTTTAGTATAACAAAAACAGATGATGATATTTATACTTTTACAGTGACAACTGCACCATCTACCACTGGTAGTGGTGGCGGAGGTCAAGCATCGGCTGGCCCAGCAACATTGAGTAACTAATGACTACATACGCAGAACTAACACAACAAATACTAGACTATACAGAAACTAGCACTGATGTGTTAACATCTACAATTACAAACGATTTCATCGAACACACAGAAAACAGGATATTGAAAGAAGTTGACCTTGATGCTTTTAAATCACATCAATCAGCTAACCTTGTTGCTAGCAATCCTTTTTTATCATTACCTGGTGGCACGTCGCCTGATCCTACATCACTTGCTACAATAAGAACTGTGCATATATTTCCAGCTTCAGGAACACCAACAAGAGATTTTTTAGAACATCGTGATCTTAGTTACATGAACGAATATTGGCCAGATAGAACAGCGACAGGCACACCAAAATATTGGTCATGGTGGGATCAAAACACAATTTATCTTGCTCCTACACCAGATTCGGCGTATAACGTGGAGTTAGGAATAACTAGATTACCAACAAGACTATCTAGTTCTAACACAACCTCTTGGTTGGGTGACAATGCCCCAATGGCATTGCTTTATGGAAGTCTTGCAGAAGCCTTCAAGTTTTTGAAGGGACCAGCTGACATGCTGCAATTATACGAACAATCTTATCAACGTGCTGTGCAAGAATTAGTCATAGAACAACAAGGAAGGCATAGACGAGATGAGTACATGCATGGAGAACTAAAGTTCCCTATGCCATCTGTTAAAACAAATACTAGAGGAGAATAAACATGGCTATAACACAAGCTGTATGCACAAGTTTTAAACAAGAATTACTTGTTGAAGGACATAATTTTACTAATGGAGCAGACACTTTTAAAATTGCATTGTATACTAGCTCTGCTTCTTTAGATGCTTCAACTACTGCTTTTACTACTTCCAATGAAGTTTCTGATTCAGGATCATATTCTTCTGGTGGAGGAAGTTTAACCAGTGTTACTCCAACAACTTCAGGTACTACTGCTATTTGTGATTTTGCTGATATATCTTTTACATCAGCTACTATCACTGCAAGAGGAGCTATGATTTATAATAGTTCTAATTCAAATAAAGCAGTTTGTATTTTAGATTTTGGTGGAGATAAAACATCTACAAGCGGAACATTTACAATTCAGTTTCCTACAGCTGATGCAAGTAACGCTATACTAAGATTAGCATAGGAGTATAAATGGCATTAGTCATTAATGATAGAGTAAAAGAAACAACTACCACAACAGGAACAGGTACTGTATCACTTGGTGGTGCGGTAACTGGTTTTGAAACTTTTGCAGCAGGTATTGGTAATTCTAATACAGTTTATTATTGTATTGCACACCAAGACCAGGCAGAGTTTGAAGTTGGACTTGGCACATTAGATGGTGATAGTTCTGATCTTGCACGTACAACAGTTATATCTAGTTCTAACAGCGATAGTGCAGTTGATTTTAGTTCGGGCACAAAGGATGTATTTTGCACAATACCTGCTAGTAAATTAATATTTGAAGATGCAAACAATGATGTAACCATAGGTCGTAATTTAACTGTTACTGGTGATTTAACAATTTCCGGTGATGATTTAACCCTAACAACTAATACCAGTGGTGCTGCTCTTATTAGTGATGGCACAAACTTTAATCCTGTAGCGATATCTGGTGACATAACTATAGGAACAACTGGAACAGCAGCAATTGGTTCTGGTGTTATTGTCAATGCGGACATTAATAGCTCTGCAGCAATAGCGATGTCTAAAACTGCTTTTACAGCAGGAACAGGTGTATCATTATCTACCAACACATTAAGCGTAGATGCTGCACAAACAGGAATTACATCAATATTAGCAACTGATGTTAAGATTGGTGAAGATGATCAAACAAAAATAGATTTTGAAACAGCAGACGAAATACATTTCTATGCTGCAAATGCAGAACAAGTATTTGTATCAGACGGAGTGTTTGGACCACAGACAGATAGTGATGTAGATTTAGGAACTAACTCTGTAAGATTTAAAGATGCTTACGTTGATTCAGTCACAGTAACTGGTGATGTAAGTGTAGGAGATGATCTTACCGTAGAGGGTGGTGTTATAGATTTAAAAAATACAGGTTCACAATCAGTATTAAGACTTTATTGTGAATCCTCAAATGCACACTATGCTCAATTACAAGCACCAGCACACTCTGCATTTGCTGGTAATACAACATTAACTTTACCAGCAACAACAGATACAATCGCTGGACTTGCTGCAACACAAACTTTTACAAACAAAACAATTACAGCTTCAAGCAACTCTGTTGGATTAGACACATTAGACATTGATGGTGGAACTGATATTGGTGCTGCTTTAGCAGACGCAGATTTAATAATTGTAGACGACGGTGCAGGTGGCACTAATAGAAAAGCTACATTAACAAGACTTAAAACATATTTAACGAGTGCAGGGTTCTCAACTGAAGACCCAACTGCCCTTGCAATTGCGCTTGGTTAGGAATATAAGAGGAGGATAAATGGCTAATACTTTTAAAGTTGTAACTAAAGCAGGAGTTACCAGCTCTGATGTTATCTATACCGTTGCTAGTTCTACAACAACTGTAGTTCTTGGTATTATGGTAGGTAATACAACAACTGGGCAAATTACTGCTAGTGTTACTTTAAGTTCAGATACCTCTAACAGAGCAGGTGCAAACGACGAAGCAAACCAGGCGGTTGAGCTAGTTACTAATGCGCCGATTCCTGTTGGCGGAACGCTGGAACTGCTTGCGGGAAATAAAGTCGTAATGGAAACAACAGATACGCTGTCATTAGCAGCATCTGGTGCGGCTGATATTTGCGTGTCAATCATGGAGATAACATAAGATGCCTTTTATTGGTACACCTTTAGATACCAGAAATACATTTCAATCTCTTCAAGGTAAGAGGTTTAGTGGTGATGCAAGCACAACTGCATTTACTTTAGATGTAGCACCTAGCAGTGTATTAGATATAGAGGTATTTGTTGGTAATGTAAGACAAGACCCTAATTCAGCATACACTTTAAGTGGCACAACATTAACGTTTACCGGTGCACCTCCTAGCGGCACAAACAATATTTATGTTGTTCATCAAGCAAAGAGTGTGGGCACAATAGGGATACCAGATGACACTATTTCTGCTAAAACTTTAGTAACGCTAGATAGTTCCAACGACCATGTGTTAATAGAAGATGCTACGGATGGTGAGTTAAAAAAAGCATTAGTTCCTACTTTTGATACAGATGCGGCAGTAGTATTTAACGAAAGTGGTGCGGCTGTAGATTTTAGAGTAGAAGGAGATACTGATACTCATTTACTTATGGTAGATGGAAGTAGTGATTTTGTAGGTATTGGAGAAGATGTGCCAGAAGGTAAATTACATATATTTACGGGTGATGCTTCTGTCGGTCCAAATGCACAAGCAGATGAATTAGTTGTCGAAGGAAGTGCTCACACAGGCATAAGCATTTTAAGTGGCAATGATGATAAGGGTAATATTTATTTTGGAGATAATGGAGATGATGACATAGGTTCTATAACATATCATCATGATGGAAATTCTATGAGGCTTACTACTAATGCTGCTGAAAGACTGCGTCTTGATGATTCTGGGCATATTTTTTTTGGAGTTACAAGTGCATCTGGTTTTAATGGTTCTACTTTTAAAGTTCCAGATGGTTTTTCAGTTTACAGACCAACTAGCACAGGTGGTAATGGAATTTTATTATTTTATTCTAATGCTAATTCAACAGCAGGAAATGTTGGATATTACACAGCTAATGGTGGTTTAGCAAATTACCAATCTAACAACGCAAACTTATCTGACGAAAGACTTAAAAAAGATATTGAAGATTGTCCAAGCACATGGGATAAAATTAAAAGTCTTAAAGTTAGAAATTTTAAATACAAACAAGATGAAGAGGAGAGAGTTGTTACAGGTTTAATTGCACAAGAAACAGAAACTGTAGATGCAAATCTTGTTAACTCAAATGGTTTGTATGGATACGAAGACGAACAAAAGGATGGTAAGTTTAAACAAATATATACAACTGATTTATATCACCAAATGCTTAAAACATTACAAGAAGCACAAACAAAAATAGAAACTTTAGAGGCTAAAGTTAAAACTTTAGAGGAGGCGTAACACATGAGTAAAACAACAATACCAACAGCAGGATTAGCAGACTCAGCAGTAACAAGTGCAAAAATTACAGATGGCACAATAGCAACTGCTGATATAGCCGATAGTGCTGTAACTGCCGCAAAAACTACAGGCGTAGCAACTGACCTTCAAGCAGTAGCAGATGGTTCAGCAGGTGCTCCATCAATAGCAAACTCTGGTGATACAAACACAGGAATATTTTTTAGTGCGGCTGACCAAGTTGCAATAACAACCGCAGGTAATTTAAACACTACTTTTTTAGGTAACACTACTCCGCAAGAAATAAGATTTAATCATAGTGGCGGTGGCGATGGTGTTACTTTTTATGGTCCAGGTAGTGGAGAAGGTGCAACACTAAGACTTGTAGGTTTTGAAGCAAGAGGTGCAACTTGTGAATTTTATCAAGACCAAGGTGATGATAATGGAGATAGATGGTCAATAGGACAAGGAGCACAATTTAATGGTGTAGGCACTTTAAGTGCAAATGATGCTTTTTACTTTACACAATATAATGCAGGCTCAACTGACAATGAAGCGAAGCTAACCAATGCAGGAAACTGGTCAACTGAGGGAAGTCAAACTGCAAGCACAACAGTTGATTATGCAGAATTTTTTGAATGGAAAACAGAACTTGCAAGTGATGATAAAATTGTAGAAACATATGGAATGACAGTTGTTTTAGATGGTGATAAAGTAAGATTAGCTGAAGCAGGTGAAGAGGCAAAAGTAATAGGTGTAATAAGACCTAATGATACCTCTGCTATGGTTGGTGGTTCACAAAGTTTAAAATGGAAAGACAAATACGAAAAAGATGTATGGGGTGTCATAGTACAAGAAAATTATACGCAAGTAACTTGGATGGATGATGGAGTAAAGCATTCTTATGCAAAAGATAAAATACCAAGTGGTATTACTCCTCCCTCAACAGACGAAGAAAAGACAGCAAAAAAATATGTTGAAAGAAACGCCTATGCTAGAGATAAAGGAGCACACAAAAAAGGTGATTTGTTAATGCGTAACAAATTAAACTCATCTTATGACGAATCTAAAGTTTATATTCCAAGAGAAGAGAGAAGAAAAGAATGGGCAATAGTTGGATTGTTAGGGCAGGTAGAAATAAGAGACACAGCAATTATACCAACAACTTGGACAAAAATGAAAAATGTAGGTACAGGCATAGACTTGTATTTTATTAAATAGGAGTAAAACATGGCACTAAGTAAAATAGATGTAGCAAATATGTTAACAGGTGTAACTCCTGTGGCTAATGGAGGAACAGCTGCAACAACTTTTGCGGGAGCAGGATTATCTAAAAGACCTAATGCAAAACCTCTTTGGTATAATGGAAATATGCAAGTTTCTCAGCGTGGAGATTCAACGGGAGTAACTAATGGTAATAGTGATTATTATGCTTGTGACAGATATAAATTTAATGAAGATGGTACAATGTCAGCAGTGTTAACAATAACACAAGAAACATTAACAAGCGGAAGTGCTTTTACAACTGATGGTCACACTAGAGCATTAAAATATGATGTTACTACTGCCGACACTTCTGTTGCAAATGACATATATGCAAGAATTGAACAAAGATTTGAAAAACAAGATTTGCAAGTTCTTAAAAAAGGAACATCTAATGCAGAAAAAGTTACTTTGGCTTTTTGGGTCAAAGCAACAGTTACTGGAACAAATGTTGTAGAATTTCAAGACCAAGCAAATACCAGACATTGCTGTGCAACATACACTATATCATCATCAGATACATGGGAACATAAGGTAATTACATTTGCCGCAGATACATCAACTGGAGACCCTTTTGGCACTGGAAATGGTTTAGCCGCAAATATAAATTTTGTTCTTCAAGCAGGTAGTAATTATACGAGTGGTACTTTAGCGACAGCTTGGGCAGATTCTGTTGATGCTAACAGAGCTGCAGGACATAACTCAAATCATTTTAGTAGCACTAGTAATAATTTTCATCTTACAGGAATACAACTAGAAGTAGGCGAATATACTTCTTCTACTTTGCCACCTTTTCAACATGAAAGTTTTGAAGAAAATGTAGCTAGGTGTCAAAGATATTTTTTTACAGATGCATTATATTCTTCTGGTGGAAATACTGGTATAATGGAAGCATTTGCTCCAACAAATGATGCAAATTACAAACATATTTTTAAACAATTTCCTGTTGCTATGAGAGCCGCACCTTCATTTAATAATATAAATTTTAGAGCAGATGTAGGTTCTAGTACAAGTGCATTATCAAGTATAGCGGGAGCTTTTGCTACAACACTTACAGCAGATTTATATGGTAGAGATGATGATGCGGCAGAAGCATCATATTATCATGGTGCAGATTTTAGTGCGGAGTTATAATTATGGATATAAAATCAGTTAAAAAAGTAAACTATATAGGTAAAGATATTTTAGGATGTTATGCTTTAACAGACATAAAAGATAACATACATTTTGTGCCTTTAGACGAAGATAACACAGACTATCAAGCAATCCTTGCATGGGTAGCAGAAGGTAACACGATACAGGAGGCTGATTAATGGCATACATAGGAAAATCAATAGAGAGTGGCACCTTTAGTGTCCTCGATACCAGTGGAAATACTTACAATGGATCTAACACTACATTCAGTTTAGGCACACAAGTTGGTTCTACGGCACAGCTCCTGGTCTCTCATGACGGGGTTATTCAAAAACCCGGCACGGATTATAGTTTAGCTAGTGGGGGTACACAAATAACATTTAGTACAGCACCTGCAAGTGGAGCTAGTATCTTCATCGTGGAGATATCTGGTGCAGTTGGTGGACCATTAGATTCAGACTTAAATGGTAGTGAATTAATTTTAGATACGGATGGTGATACAAGTATTACTGCCGATACAGATGACCAAATAGATATTAAGATTGGTGGTGCAGATGACTTTGCTTTTAAAGCTAATAAGTTTGAAGTTCAAACTGGTTCTAATGTGGATATGAATGGCACAGAATTAATTTTAGATGCTGATGCAGACACTTCTTTAACAGCAGATACAGATGATCAAATAGATGTAAAGATAGGTGGTACTGATCAATTTAGTATTAAAGATGGTGTTATAGAACCTACTACGGATAATGATGTAGATATTGGAGCTTCATCTAAAGAATTTAAAGACGGATATTTTGATGGCACATTACACTGTGATGTTTTAGATTTGGCAGGAACGGAGTATACATCCATAAGTGGTGGATTAGTTCCAATAACCACAGTAGCTTTTAGTTCTGGTACTGAGTTAGTTATTAATGATTGTTTTTCTTCTACATATTTAAATTATATGATGGTTATTTCATTACTTGTTCCTTCAAGTGATGCTAGTTTAAATTTTAGATTTAATGTAGGTGGCACAGTAGATTCAACTTCTAATTATAGATATACTTTAGAAGGTTATCAAAATAGTGGTAGTGGCACAAGTAGCTACTCAAATGGCACAACAGATGAGGGTAGATTATTTTATGACATAGATGCAGATAGTGAAGCAGGTGCTAGTGGAGTTTTTTATATTCACAATCCCTATGGAGGTTATCAAAGAAAACAAATTCATGGAAATACAATAGTTCAAAAAGGCACTGCCGCAAATACCACTCAATATCAAGTTGCTTCTGATTATCATAACAGCACAACTAAAAATTTTACAGGTATAAATCTTTTTAGTAGTGGTGCAACAAACTGGAGAGCAGGTAGCACTAGTGGGGGTTATGGTAGAGTTTCAATATTTGGAATTGTTAACAGTTAAGGATAAAATATGAAGAAAAAAGTTCATAATGCAGTTACAGGTAAATCAGAAATTTTAGATATGACTGCTGAAGAAATTGCATCATTTCATATAGGTTACGCTAGTATAGCTGAAAAAAATACAGCTTACAAATTAGAAAAAATTAGAGGCCTAAGATTGGAGCGATTACGACAAACAGATTATATGGCTGCTTCTGATATTACGATGCCAGATTATATTAAGACTTGGAGACAAAGTCTAAGAGACTTACCCCAAGATAATACAACTGACTCACAATATGACACGCTATTAGAAAAAAATTCAGATGGTTCATTAAAACATGCCATATGGAAACAACCAACTAGCTAATGCCACTAGGACACGGATCAATAGCTGAATTTGCCGTAGCCTCTGTTAGAGGTGGTGGTGTACAAAACGTAGGATCACCGTTTGTATCGGGTCTAAGTATGACTGTAGGTTTAGGTGATGAATCCGTTACAGCGTCTGCAGCAGTCACTGCTGCAACAAACGTTGCAACTTTTTCTATTGGTACAGAAACTGTTACAGGATCAGCTCCTGTAGACGTAACAACAGCTGGGCAAATGACATTTAGCATTGGTGATGAAACGGCTTTTGGTGAGGCGTTTCAAAATTTAATTAGTTTTTCTACAGGATCGCCAGACTTACAGATTTGGAATCAAACAGATGATTCACAGTCAGTAACTTGGGTAAACGTAGAACCAGGATCAACAGATTAAGGAGACAAAATGGCATCGACATATTCAAGTAGTCTAAATCTAGAACTTCAAGCCACTGGTGAAAACTCGGGATCTTGGGGTACTAAAACAAATAACAATTTACAAAAATTAGAATCGGCAATTAAAGGTTATGTATCTATTGCTGTTGCAAGCACAACAGATTCACTTGCTACATCCGATGGATCTACAACTGACGAACAAAGTAATGCTATAATTAAACTTACAGGCACACTATCTGGTGATACAACCATGCAGTGTGAAGCTGTAGAAACATGGTACATTGTAGATGATGCAACCACACACGGTGGTAACACATTAGGATTTAAACCAGCAGGAGGAACTGCTGTCAATCTTGTACAAGGTGCAAAACACATTTTGTATTCTGATGGATCTACTATGTTTGATGTGCTAGCTGATGCTGGTAATATAAAAGCAAATGGAACGTTGGATGTAACAGGTAACACATCACTTGATGGTGGTACATTTGTATTTAACGAATCATCTGCTGACGTAGATTTTAGAATCGAAGGTAACGGCGATGCAAACTTATTTTTTACTGATGCAGGTAATGACAGGGTTGGTATAAAAACAAACTCTCCTTCAACAGAATTAGATGTTGTTGGTGGTATAAAAGCAACGGGTAATGTTGACTTTGACGGTGGTAGTTTTACATTCAACGAATCTAGCGCATCTCTTGATTTTAGAATAGAAACAAATACGTTGACACATGCTTTCTTTGCTGATGGTTCTGCTGATAAAATAGGATTTGGAACATCTTCGCCAACAAGTGCGCTTGTAACTATTAATCAAGCGAATTCTTCTGGTGCTGTGGCTTGTTTGACTTTAGATCAAGATGATACAGATCAAGAATTTATTAGATTTGACGGAACAAGTGGATCAGATCAAACAAAAAGTATTACCACAGATACAAGTGTAGGATCGCTAACAGGTCATATTCGTGTCAATATAAACGGCACAGATTACTGGATACCATTCTATGCCACTAACTAAACTACAAATTGCCCCAGGCATAGATAAGCAAAACACCGAATACGGTGCAGAAGGTAGGTGGGTAGATGGCGATAATATTCGTTTTCGTTACAGTCAACCAGAAAAAATAGGTGGTTGGGAAAAAGTAACAAGTGATGCGCTGCTTGGTGCAACACGTGCCATTCTTACGTACTCAGATCTTAAAGGTGTAAACTATGCGGTGTATGGCACAAACAAAAAATTATATGCATATTCAGAAGGTAGTTATGCTGACATTACGCCAACACGCGCAACAGGCACAGGTAACATAACACAGTTTGAAACAACAAATGGATCTACGACTGTCACTGTAACTGACTCTAGTCACGGTGCTTTGATAGGTGATTTTGTTACTATTGCTAGTGTTAGTGGCGCTGTAGGTGGTATATCAGCAGCTAATTTACAAGGTGAGTTTGAAATACAAACAGTTCCAAACTCTAATACTTATACAATAGTTGCAGGCGCTGCAGCTAGTTCTGATGCAACTGGCGCTACAGCAAATGCTACCTATCAAATAAACACAGGTTTACCTACATCTATATATGGATATGGATGGGGTGCTGGTACTTGGAATGCATCAACGTGGGACACTACTAGATCCGGTCTTACGGGAGCTGACGGCGTTTTGTTACAATCCGGTAAATGGGCTTTGGATAGTTGGGGAGAAGATGTATTAGCACAACAGTTTGATGGTAGTCTTTATTATTGGGATACATCAAGTGGGTTGTCCAGCAACTTAGCAGCAAGAACAAATGTTAGTGGTGCACCTACAAAATCTAGATTTATGTTAGTATCTGGTGATGACAGACACGTAATTTGTTTTGGCACAGAAACAACAATAGGCACATCATCTACACAAGACAACATGTTTATACGTTTTTCAGATCAAGAAGATCCAGCAACATGGACACCAACTGCTACTAACACAGCTGGTTCACAAAGACTAACGGATGGTAATCAAATCAATACAGCTGTTAGATCTAGGGGTGCAATACTTATTTATACTGATACAGCGTTGTATCAAATGCAATTTATTGGTCCACCATTTACGTTTGGGTTTAAACAACTAGGTTCTAATTGTGGTGCTGTTGGCATACACAGTGCGGTGGATGTTAATGGTATAGCGTATTGGATGGGCAACGATTCTTTCTTCTTATTTGATGGTGCAGTGAAAAAAATACCTTGCAGCGTGCAAGATTATGTGTTTGATGACATAAACAACAACGCACTAGGTGATGTATTTTGTGCAGTCAATTCTGATTTTAATGAAGTTATATGGTTTTACCCATCAAAAAATTCTACACAAATAGATAGAAACGTAACGTACAACTACGCAGAAAATATATGGTATATAGGCACATTATCACGTAGCTCTTGGGCTGATCGTGGTGTGTATTCTAATCCATACGCAGCAGAGTTTGATAGTAGTGATACAACTGCTACAATATCTACAATAAACGGTGTAAAAGAAGGTAGAACTTTTGTTTATTTACATGAAGAAGGTGTTAATGATGATGGTGCAGCCATGAATTGTCATATTGAATCTGGTGATATTGATATTGCAGATGGTGATAATTTTATGTCTATATCTAGATTTATACCTGACTTTAAAAATCAAGTTGGTGAAGTAGATATAACAATAAAATCACGTGCTTATCCTGCAACAACACAAAGAACACACGGACCTTTTGCCATGTCAACTAGCACAACCAAAAAAGACACACGTATACGAGGTAGACAACTTGCACTGCGTGTATCTAGTGATGCCGTTGATGATAAATGGCGTTATGGTACACTTAGATTTGATGCTAAACCAGATGGTATGCGAGGTGGATAATGACTAAAATAACAGTACCACTATTACCACAAGCAAGAGAAGAGTATGATCAAACTCAAATGGCACAATTAATACAAACTTTAGATCAATTAATATTTGCACTTAACAACACATATACCTCTGAGCCACTTCGAAATGATGACGAGGCAATAACATGGTTTTTATCATAAATGGCTAACGTATACACAAATTATAAAGCAGTGTTGTCAACAACAAACTTGACAACTTTGTATACTGTGCCGTCAGAAACAACAGCTATTATAAAGTCTGTGCGTGTGGCTAATGTTGATGCTTCTAACAACTGTGAAGTGTCATTGTATTTAGTAGACAGTGGCGCTACAAGCTATACGCTACAGTTAAGTAGAGATATAGAAAGCAAAACAACACAAGAATTGCTAGCTGCAGGTAATTTAAGCCAGTCTTCTGCCGATTCTTCAGCAGCTGCTCCTGTGCCTTTGGTGGCTAAGGAGTCTGAAATAATCAAGATACAGGCAGAAAACGCTAATGATTTACATGTCGTTTTGAGTGTGTTAGAGATAAGTTAACTATTGCAATAAGGAGAGAAAATGGCTATAAAAGACGATATTACCGTGAAAGCAGGAAGTACTATTCCTGTGATAGATGTGGAAACAGTCACAACTATAAAGCACGCGACAACAGGGAAAGTCTATGCCAATGAAAAAGAAGCAGATGATGATGTCAGTAACCCTGAAACCAGCACAACAAAAAAAGATATAGTAAAAGATGTGGCAATTAAAGTTAACAAACTGCCAGACATATTCGGAGGTAGCTCGTAGTGGCACTTAGAAGACCAAGAACAGAGAGATCATATCCAACACCTATTACAAATTTTGATGATCGTAATAGAGAACGCTACATAGCAAGATCAGGTGGTATTGGTTCTATAGCACCTAATCCAATGGCAGGCACGATAGTAGATTATGCTTTGGGTAAAGGTGGTCGAATGGCACCCAGCTACAATGCTCCTATAGGAGAAGTTTTAAAAAGAAATTTAATGATTCCTGAAGTAGAAATAAATCCTGAGTATAGAGAAACTCTTGATGAATCTTTGACACCAATAGGTTTATTTGGACCAGGACCAGGTTTAGGTGATCCAACAGGAGAAGGTGGTATAATACAAAGGTTTGGTGAAATGCTAGGTCTTATAGATCCAATAGATCCAGAGAATGAAGGTTTACCAATGGATGAATTTCAAGAATACGATCCAAATAATCCTAACATGTTTATGTTACCTGAAGGTATGGATCTTGATGATATGCCTATGGAAGATATTATAAAACAAATGCAAGAACCACGAATAGAGGCTAGCGCAGACACTTACACACTACCAAATTTATTACAAATGTTAGAAGATGCAAGAAATGCAGGCAATGAAGATGAGATAGAACTATTAACAAACGACTTGGAACTATTATATCCAGGTGCTACAATGACAATATAATATGGGATTTTTTGATTCAGCAATAAAGAATATAGTTAAGAAGGCAAAACCAATATTACCTGTTGCAGCAATGTTTGCTGCACCATATCTTGCACCAAAATTAGGTGCATTTTTAGGGGCTGGTGGTAAAGGTGCAGGTTTAGGTGCCTTACTAAAAGGTTATGGCACAAAGTTTGGTGCAATGCCAATGTTACTTAAAGCACCAGTTACATCTGGTTTAACAAGTTATGGTATAGCAAGACTCATGGGTCAAAGAAACCCTGAACGTGCAGCATTATATTCAGCATTAACAGCTGTTCCGTTTTCTTTTATGAAAGCAAACGCAATGGCTAATGCCTTAGGTGGTGATGTAAGCGCAATGGATTTATTGATGGCACCAGGTGGACAACCACTTACACAAACAGTGCCACAGTTTAGAACAAACGTTGAAGGTTTACCTTTAAACGTTATGCCAAAAACACAAATGATTGGTGAAACTACAAAAACAATATCACCGGGCATGAAGTTGTCAGATTTATTTAGAACACAGACTGCAGGTAAAACTTTCTTAGGCACAGATTTACCAGCAGGATCTTTTGATATAAAAGCTGGTATACCTTTACTTGCAGGCACGCTTGGCGGCATGCCAACAGACGAACAAGCAGAAGAAATGCAAATGGAAAGGGAAAGAAGACGTATGAAACAAATGTATGATATGATGCAAAATCCTTATTACAGTTACGTGCCTAGTGAATTTAAGTTTACGCCTTACGAAGCAGGTGGCGAGGTCAGTGGCCCAGGTGGTCCAAAAGATGATGCAATAAATGCAAAGTTAAGTGATGGAGAATTTGTTATGACAGCAAAGGCTGTTGAAAACTTTGGTAACGGTAGTAGGATGCAAGGTGCGAAGAAGATGTATAAAATGATGAACGCACTTGATCCTGAATCTGAAAAACCTTCGGAAGCCATGGTATAGTAAATGGATTGGAGATTTTTCGAAGAGAAAGATCTTCATTGGATTCAAAAAGTAAGCAAAGACTTTTTACAAGAATCTCACTGGGGGAATGAAGTGGAGATAAACGAAGAAAAAGTTAAAAACTATTTCTTCGCAGCAATGAACAAAGCAAATATGTTTGGTATCATTGCTACAAAAAAGGAAGAACCAATAGGTTTCATGATAGGATGCATATTGGAGTTTCCTTACAGTAAAGATACTTTTAGTAGACAATTGGAACTATATGTAGTTCCAGAGGAGCGAGGTAAAATGACCGGTATACAATTAATGAAAAAGTTTGTAGATTGGTCAGAGATGAATAAAGTGAAAGAGGTAATATTAAGTGTCTCTGAACAAGTAGGCAGTTTTGATAAAGTTGCAAAACGTTTAGGGATGGAAAAAATTGGAACAAATTATAGGAGAGTATTTTGAGTATACCAGGATTATCGGACGGAAGCGATCCATCGGGAACCCAGTTTCAAACGACGTTTCAACGTGAAGCACCGCAGATTGAAGCGCGTAAACTGCAACTCATGGATACAGCGTCAGGATTTGCAAAAGATCCTGTAGGTATTCCTGTACAAGAAGTTGTAGATTTTGAAGGCTTGCAACAACAAGCTTTTGATAGAACACAAGCAGGTCTTGGCACGTTTCAACCATACTTGGACAGAGCAACTACAGAACTATTAGGCAGTACAGCTGCTTACGATCCTATGTCGTATCAAGCATACATGAATCCATATCAAGACGAAGTCATAGCTGGTATAGAACAACAATTTCAAAAATTACAAAATCAAGCCGATGCACAAGCGGTTGGAGCTGGTGCTTTCGGTGGCGCTAGACAAGGTGTACAAAGAGCAGAATTAGGTAGACAAGAAGCACAAGCTGTTGGTCAAGCACAAGCACAAAACTTTCAACAAGCACAGCAAATGGCACAACAAAATTTTCAAAATCAAATGCAAAGACAAGCACAAGCATCGCAAGGTCTTGGAGCACTCGGCGCACAACAACAAGCATTGCAACAGGGGGATATTGCATCTGCTATGTCAGCTGGTTCAGTACAGCAACAACGTGCACAACAAATACAAGACGCACAGTATCGTCAAAAAATACAACAGCTTTATGAGCCGTTTCAACGTCTTGGTTTTGTTAGTGACATTTATCAAGGCATGCCATCTAGTGGTATGGCTACAACCATGGGCACTTCACCAACGGTCAACCCATTAGCACAAGCTGTAGGTACTGGTATTCAAGGATTGGCTGCATACGAAGCATTAAAAGGTTAGGGTCTTATGGTTAGTGCAATACTAAGACCTTTATTTCAAAGAACAGCTAGAGGTTTCAATACACCACAGGGTAGAATGTTTACCCTTGGCACTGGACCTTTGATGGTTGATTCAATTACAGACACAGGTAACATTACACCAGCAGATTTTCAAGATGATGTGACAGCTGATATAAGCACAGAAATAAACGTTACATCAAAAGATCCTGCACCACAAGGCCCTGTAGATACGGGTGGTGTTACAATAGATAATCAAGTAGAATCAACAATTGAAGAACAAAAAAACGAACAAGCCAACACATCTAACCAGGGTGCTGGTGTAGAAACAGATAACTTTCAATCAAACGATGTACAAAATAATACGGCTATTTCAGCTTATATAGATAATGATAGTGTGCAAAGAATAAACAACTATAAAGATGTAATTAGACAATTTATAGGCGATTCATCCGGAGATAAATTACAAAAAGTTGCACTGTTGATGCAAATAGGATCTTCATTAATGTCAGGCAGAACAGATCAACCAGGCCTTAGAGGTTTCTTTGATGTCATAGGGCAAACAGGACAACAGACTGCACCTTTATTATTTGAAATGGGTGTAGAAAAAGCAAAAGCCGATCGTGAAATAGGAGCTGCTGCATTAGATCTATATTTTGATCAAATGGAAGATATGCAGGATAGAAGTGGTCCATATGTCATGGTATATCAAAATTACAAAACAGAGGATGATGGTAGTTTATCTTTGGATGCAAAAGGTCAACCAATTAAATTAGAAAAACCACTAAAAGTATTGACAGTGAAAAGAACAAGTCCAGAAGAAAGTAAATTTTATGGGTTTAACCAAGCGTATGGTTTTGATGTATTTAGTTTTGTTGAAGCTGGTGAAGGACAAGATGCTTTTGGATTAAACTATGCTGATCAAATAAATGTAAAAGGTGATGCATCTTCTGACGCTCAAGTGGGATATGCACAATACGTTAAACGTGGATTGATACCACTAGCAAATGAAATTATACCACTTATTATTGAAAGACCAGACTTAATTGGTGCGTCAGGTGAAATAGGAAAAATAATAGGGCCAGTTGCACAAGTATTTGAAGAATTTACAGGGCAAGTAATTGCAGGTGATTTTGACTCTTCAGATCCTACAGGTTCAGGTTTTGCTGTTCGTGAAACAGCAAACGGCACAATGAATATTGGCGGTGTCGAAGTGCCTGTATTTATTGATAGAGAAAACAAATATGGTGGTAATGGATTAACACAAGATAGATATGGTACAGCTTTGGGTGGCGATGATTACGGTGTAGATACTAATGGTAATCCAGCAAGAGCGTACGTTGTTGCAGACACATTTACAAAACTTTTACAATCTGGTGGTGAACGATCTGTACTAGAAACATTTGAAACAACAATAGGCTTGATGTTAGCAAGAGACAGACAGCCAACTGGTCGTATGTTGGCAGACGTTTTACGTAGATCATTTGAAGACGTAAGACTAACAGGTATTGGTGGTCGTACAACAGACAAAGCAATTATACAAAACTATGTAAGAATATACAATCAACTATACAATAACATGTCAGGTGCTTTGACACTTGCTGGTTACGACAAAGAAAAACAACCAGAGTTCTTTACAATAGAAGGATCTAAAAAATTAGAAAATGCATATTACAATTGGTTATCAAACAACCCGTCTGAACGTGCATTGAACCTTGATATATCAGGTGGCATGGGATACGCAGATTGGATGAAAAGTTTTGAAGGTAACATATTAGTAGACCACAATGAAAATATGAAAAAAAGCGATACGACTTATGAAAGCATATTAAATAAATACGGATTAAATTAATGGTAGATGTAACAACAAAACAGTTTGAAAAAGCGGCATCAGAGTTAGATGCAAAAGATAAAAAATTTGTAAGTAAAACTGAAGGTGGTGTGCCACAAACAAAAGCAGAAGAAATAATTGGTAAGAATAGAAAATCAATGGAACCTGTTGCAGAGGCTTTTTCTGCACCATTTCAAATGCTTGGTAATCTTTTACTACCTGGTAAACCTTTTGGTAAATCAAATCCTTTTGTTGCATCACAACAAGAATTAGATGCACGTGCCATTGAATTACAAAACTTAAAAACATATAGAGAAAAAAGAGACACAGTGCGTGATAATGTGGTTAACATTATTCACCGCGCAAAAGAAAAATACCCTGACATGAATCAACAACAAGCAGCTGAGCTTGACGCTGACATACAAGCGTACATTAGATCAATGGGTTTATCACAAAAAGATTTTACAACGATAACACCAAGCACGTTACTTAACGAAGACGAGTTTGGTTTGTATACATCAACACCAAATCCTTATCCTGTTGTTGAAGCTGGGCAAGAAATGGTTGCAGGTACAATTGGTATGTTAAAAGGATTTAAGGCTGGACCTGTGCTTCTTGATGCTTTTGGTGATTATTACAGATACGGAACAAAAGGCATAGGAAAAAGATTTATGGCTGGCATGGCACGTGGCGGTAAGGTAGGTGGGCCTTGGTGGGCAAAAGCAATGGGTGCTATTCTTGGTGGTGCTATGGGTGTAGGTGTTGCTGACTATGGTTATGAAGTTCAGTTAGACATAATGAACAAAGCTGGCACAGCAAAAAAGTTTTTGAAAAATAGTGACAATCAAATGTTAGAATTGATGTCAAATGCAATACCGGAAAGATTAACATTTGGTCCTGAAGGTATTAATCGTCCTGATCAAGTTACAAGAATAAAAGGAGCACTAAAAGATGCAGCGATTGATGGTGCAATATCTAGTGTTTTCTTTGGAGCAAGACCTGCATATTATGCAACAAGAAGATTTGTTGGTGGTAATATATTTGGTATGTTTAAACCAAGAGCAGGATCTAGAGTTCCTGCTGGTCAAGAAGTATTAGATGCAGAACAAAGATTATATAGTTCTGGTAAATTTTCTACCATGATGCAAGAAGATCCATTGACAAAAGAATTTATAGAAACATCAATTGGTGGACGTATGCAAAACATACAACTAAATATACCTATCATCGGTAATTTAATGACAAGATTGATAAGAAGCCCTGTGTTTAACTTTCTAAGTCCAGCAGAATTAAAAACACCATTAAAACAAATTGGAGATATAATACCTCCAACACAAAGAATGATTGGCACAAACGTGCAACGATCTGATGTTGGCTCTCCTATGTTATCAGGTTTAATGAAACTTCTTGGACGTGCACCAGTCATAGGTACAAAAATATATAGAAACAAAGCAGATCAGATGAATGCGTACATGGATCTTGGTGGCAGTATAATACAAAAATTAACTTTTGCACCAATACTAAATGTTAGTGAACATGGCGCAAGAATTGCAGGATTGGGTGGTGCAGCAGCAAGAGGATTTAGAGACGCAGCTGCAGAAAAACAACAATTACTTTTAGAAGCATCAAGAAAATATGGTGCTGTCGTGGATGATTCGACATTAGTTAATGAAGCAAAAAGAATATTTCAAAGAGGCACAGCACAAAGACAAATAGCACCGACAAATGAAGGCACAGCTGTGATTGGTAAAGCAGTTCCAGAACCTTTTCTTGATTTCTTAAAAACACAAATCATAGATCCAGGTGTTGCAGGTGCTAGAACGATAGAACAATACTATGGTCTTCGTGATCAAATGGACAAACTATATAACAAGTTTTTAAAGAATGCTGACGGTGAAAGTCAAGCAGATATTTTAAACATGTATAAAGCATGGGAAGCTGACATTGGTAATTTATCAAAGTCAGGTATACCTGAAGTAGAAAAACTATGGCGTGATTATGAAAAGTTTGTAAGCAACGGCATGTTGATGTTCACTACAAAAGCAGGAAAAGCTGTAGCTGGTCCTGTAGAAAGATTTGGCATGGCTATTAACATAGATCCAGATCGTCAAGCAACAAACATATTTGAAACTGTCATAGACATAGCAAGAAAAGATCCAGCAAACGCTGCTACAAATTTAGCAACAATGAAAAACATTGTTGGTGATAAAGCTTACTACGAAGGTTTAGGTATTTATTTAAACAAAGTATTTAACAACTCAATTGTACAAAAAGATGGTGCGGAGTTATTTGATGGTGATGCATTTAAACGTGCACTTGGTTTAGGTAAAGATAATCCACTAAAAACTTTATTTGAAAAAGCATTACCAGGACCACAAGTATCAAAGATAGTTGTACGTGATGGTCAAACAGGTATTACAAGAGAGTTTGATAATGTTAATTTTAATGAAGGATTGAAAGGCATACAATATGAATTTGCACAAGGTATAACTGGTAAACAAGCAGCACAGTTACCAACACTAAAAGATTTAGATGATTTTGCAACAGTCATGAGTGCAGCTGCAGCAAACGGCATACCAGAGATAAGTACTTTCATGGCACGTCGTGCAGTCATGGGTGGAGTGCGATCAGGTATTGCTTCAGCATTGCCAACTTCTGCATTAGGAATACAAGCAAAAACAGCAGGAGCTGGTGCGCTTGCAACTTTTGGAAGTGGTTGGTTAATACCAGCAGCACTAGCATATGGTGTAAGATACATGGGTGGCATATTAACGAGTCCACCATCGCTTCGTGCCTACAAAAACATTTTAGATGATACATTACCAGAGCAAGTTAGACTTGCTAACTTTGTTCGTCTTGTAAGATTACGACCTGAAGAGTGGCAAGAGTTTGACCGTGAACTAGCAGAAATTGAAAAAGAACAACGATACAGAGAACAAGTTGGACAAAGTATGGCACCGGCAAGAAGTGCGTTAGAGCTATTTAGTGATGCTGGTAAACAAGTTTTAGATACTGGTAAAGGGATAGTAGAGGATACAATGGGCACACCAGGCTCATCACCTGGAATGCAAATTTTAGATAGAATACAAAATCCTCCTAAACCAGATGCAAATTATTTTGCGGATGAAGTATCAAGTATTGGCTCATCCATATTACAAAATACTAACATGAATCCTGCAGCTGCAGCTTCCTTGTATGAAGGAAACTTGGACCAGGCACTCGCTAATAGAGTGGCACCACGTATGGCAGCGAAGGGTGGAATAATATCTTTGGTAAGTTAATGAGCATAAGAGACGCAATGTGGATTATAGGAATCTTTGTAGCACTTGGTGCTACATGGGGCATGACATCACAGCGTATCAATGCAATGGAACGTGACATAGATAGAGTAGAAGAAGCACTTATTTTGTTTACAAAAATGGAAGCTAGGATAGCGGTTATAGAAAACGAAGTAAAAAACATAAATAAAAAATTAGATAGATAATGGATAGAAGAGAACGTTATATAGCAAGGAAAAATAATCCATCTTCAGATATTGGAAATTATGATATAGATCAATTATACAATAGATTGGCTCCTAATTATGGTGATGTAGAAAAATTTGAAACTTTTCGAGGTGGAGAAAGTCCAAGACAAATGCCTTTTTTTATACCGCCAGACTCACCCATTGATAGAACTATAGAGCTTCCGGAATTTGAAACAACTCCATTAAGGGAGGGTGATTATGGACAAACATTTTATCCAGATCAATTTGAAGGATATATACCTGACAAAGGTTTTCCTGATGTATTGAGACAAGACACTGATCCTGATTCTCTTGTGCTTCTTTTAGATGATCTTAGAAATATGGGTGTAATAGATTATCAAGGTGGAATAATGGACGCTTTTCCAACAAATGAATATACTGTGAAAGACATGAAGACGCCTGGTAGAGATTTTGAAGGTGCAACAGCTTTGAACATACCACACATAAGCGAATACATGAATTATTTTAATACTTTATCAGGAAGACAAGTTCAAGGATTAGGATCCGTATTTAAAAAAATGTATCGTGACGCAGCGATAGACAAAAAATTATATGATTTTTACAATGCATAAAGGAGCACAATAATATGATTGACATGGATAAATTACTTAAATCAGTAAAAAAACACGAAGGCTATAAAAATCACGTTTATCTAGATACATTAGGTAAGCGCACCGTGGGCGTTGGCCATCTGTGTGTAGAAGAATTTTGGGAGGACGGAAAAGAATACGAAGAAGATTTTTTAATGGACATATTAAAAAAAGATTTGCAACAGGCTATACGTCAAGCCGATTTAAAATGCGAAGGATTAAAAATAAGTGATGATGCAAAAATTATTATCATTGAAATGATTTTTCAGCTTGGGGGGACAGGAGTTTCCAAGTTTAGAAAAATGTGGCAGGCGCTTCAGCAAGATCCACCAGATTACGCAGAAGCGTCCGTTCAAATGCTTGATTCACGATGGGCAAAACAGACACCTAACCGTGCAAAAGAAATGGCTAGGCTTATGTCGGAGTGTGTGGTATAACGCCGCAGTGCAATTAATACAGAAATATAATT